GCTCGGCGGCAAAGGTAGAACCTACTTCGTCCGAAAGACGATTTCCGTTCGCAAGAAAGTACTGTAGCATACATGACTCATCACGAGTCATGCGCTTAGGTGCTTTCTTCTTCGGGATGCGCGGGATGAACGTCTGCCACGCCCTGTGCCAAACTCCGTTAAGGAGCCCGGGACAGGAAAATGACTGAAGGACATCCTCACATCCAATGTAGCCTACGCTGACGCGCCATTTCGAGCACATCAGCGTCTCTACAACGAAGGCAGCGCGCCAATAGCCTCGTAGAAAAAGGCTATTCGCATACGCTAGCAAGCGAGGAAAATCGGCTTTCGTGACAGCTGCTAGTGACTTGACTTTTATGGGAGTGACGTCTTGGCCCTTGAAAAGGTCCAAGCCGCACGACTCCCGGAAGTCACCAACACAGTAGCTCTTCTTTAGGTTCACGGAAAAACCGAGAGCCGAAAGAAGCCACACCACAGATCCATAGATGATATCACTACAAACGATATCGTCGCCAAACACAGAAGAGCTAGGCACGCGAACCTTTCGGTTCAAGGCCTGACTCTCCGCAACCCGGCAACAAGCCGCGAGCAGATACGTCATAACTACGAAGGTAGTGGCGTTACCCATGGTTGAGTACATGAGGATTTTATCCCCAAAAATAGTACTCTGGCTTCGCGATTCAAAGAGACACCGTCGTAAGACGGGGCGATCTCTGAAAACGCGCCAAACCAATAGGCGGTTGACATGATCACTTGCATCAGATAAATCTATGGTAGCCATCCCTGGCCGCCGTAGTTTATTTCTCTGAAACTCCTGATCAAGAAAATCCGTATATTGGCCCATGGGGCTACTGGAAGCCTGTCGCATCAACCACTTCTGAAGTGATTTCTGCGCCAGCATCAAAGAAGAAGATTCAGCCATAATCAACCTGTTTTTCTTCCAATCTTTCGGTACGGCGACTGGACGTGACCCACATGGGGTCTCCAGTACCGCGCCTGGGAAGGAAGCCCAATCAAGGGCAAAGAAAAACGGACGATCACAGCTGGATCGCTTCTCAGATGTCGCTCCAGGGCCTGCTTCAGGCAGTAAGTCGGCAAGTTTGAGATCGTCGGGAATAAGAACATTCAATTCACGTCGAATTTCTTCGGCTAGAACCAACTGTTCCGATGAGAGAGCGACATTGCTGTCGTTTCTCTTTCTCCACGATACCAGACCTTCGACGTCCTGCTCTCTGCAGGGAATGTCCCTGGTCTTACGAAGACATGAGACGATCTGACGAGCAAAAGCGAAGGCTTCAACAGCCAGCTTTTGAACACCGGGATCTTCACTATCCGCGAAAGACAGCTCGCGTAAACGAGAATATTCGGGGCAAGTGGAGGTGATCTTAGGGTTAATTGCCCAAGCAAGCTTGAGTTCTAACCATTCGATCGCCTTCGCAAGTCCCATATTTTCGCAAACGCGAGTGAGCTTCTCTTGCTCTCTTTTTAACGAGAGATTGAGAGCGAGCTCCGCGTCAAGGTGAACGCTCAGAACGAGCGCCATGGCAAGCTGCTGGCTTTTCATATTGACCTTTCTAGGGTTAATATCCAGAAGCTACTTGACACTCCTCCCAGATTACTCTGGTCCTAGGCGCCAGAAGGCGCGATCAGAACCCACCAATCAATAGCTTCGTAACGTTCGCATCAGTCAAGAAATTCTTGACAAAGGCGACGAGATCGAGGCGATCGTTGGCCGTGGGCCCCGCATGGGGAACACGAAGGGTCAAGGTAACCGTAGCCGGACGAAGAACACCCACCGAATCAGCCACATAGTGGCTGAAAGACAGCGAGTGGACGTCGGACGACGATAGGTTACCGGCATCACTTGGAATGTGTTTCACAACCAAGCGCCGGGGCGAAGCAGCGGTGCTGACAGTGTCAGCATACTCGCTACCGTTCGCCACAGCGACAGAGGGAGTGAAGACAATCGTAGTGGTGCCATCATGGGCAAGGAGAGAAATGTCAGAAGTAGCAGCCATGGATTTAGTCCTCTTTACTCACATACGTGAGATGGTGTTAACTCAAGAGACGCTGGACACCCAGCATCCCAGAGAGTACCGATTGGCGCAAGCCATAGTGCGATATGGGATGTGTACTAGGGAGACCCATGGAACGACTATAAGTCTTTCCAAGGACGTGACCAACAACCGTGTCGGGGAAAGAGCACACGTAAACACTAATGTTTCCGTGCAACTCAATATCCGACACAATTCGGTCCTGCCAGCCGATCCTATCGGCTAGCAAACAACCTTCAAAGGAACTAGTATCTAGAACCTTTAAAGCACGACCGCAAGGGTAAAACCAGTCGGCAACGAACGAAAAGGGAATTGCTTCCCAGATCGACGAACCGACTTTGCTAAACCCCGTCGCGTCCAGCCACGCAGCAGCCCGGTCGCCCGAACTACCGAGTGTTCTAGTCCGTCTCGCATGACAGAATAGACTGGCCGTAGACCACGTACCGTTATCTCTAGTCTTTAAATAAGAATAATAACATTTCGGCTGAACCACAAAGGAAGTCGCCTTGGAAAGGCGAACCCCAATGCGGAGCGGCGTCATGTCATCATCCTTAATGGACTGTAGATAGCGAATACGCCTGCTGATTCTGCTTGACAGATGGAACAGCTTTCCGAGGTCAGAGACCAAGGGAACCAATCCAAATGAATATGCAAGACCAGCATCGTTCCAGGTCTTAACCCGTCTGTTCGAAAAGACTGCAGACAACTGACTATGGAGTGTCAGTGCTTCAGGCAGTTCAAGCAGAAAGTTAATACCCAAAACGTCAGTAGGGATCTCGCCGCGCAATTGTGTAATTGCGTCGTCGAGGTCCGAGGGTTCTATCACCGGTTGTCCGGTGCAGCACAGATCCCCGACTAAGGGGAGCTGTCCTTGGAACCGCTCATAGGTCGTACCTCGACCATAAGGATATTTCGCCTTAAGGTCTAAGTTTGACGCTATGTACTGAGCGACCGTATGTGTGCAAGGATGCATTTCACCAGAGCGCCGCGGACCGCGGTAACCGGTGATGGTCGAATACGAACCAACATGAGTATTCGTGGCATTCAAGACATCTCCCTGGTAATAACCTTCGAGATAATCACGAAAAGACCACGTTAACTTACTGGACTTCGTATCGACCGGCATGTATCGTCTCCTAAGTAAGGGGGTGAAAGTCTTCGGCTC